CTTAATGTGCTTCCTTCTTCAATCGGTACTCCAGCATTATATTCTTCAGCCAAAGACAATAAAGCCCAGAACTGAGGCCATAATGCTTCTATCTCGTGGGGTTGAATGCCGCGTACCATTAGTTAATTACATACCAAGAGGTGCCATCGCTGACAATCTCTAAGGTACTCCATTGGGTGGTTGTACTTTGTGTGGTGGCCCCATCAATGGTTTCGCTTCCGTTTCCATCAATTGTCATGGTGTTTGCAGCCACAATTTTCTTAAACACAATCCACTCGCCTTTTGCCTCTTTTGCTGGTGGCAGCGTAATCGTAAGAGTACCTGCGCTAGTATCTACAACGTAAAGCGTGCGGGTAATCCGAATTGTTTGACTTGTGCTTAATTCTTCAATTCTATATTGCGTCAAATCAAACAAACGGCGCACCCAAAAAGCAATGTTACGCACATATTCTGGGTGGTTTCTGTGGTAAGGCCAAATATCATCGTATGCCTGTGCCTCTAAATGCCAACTTAACCCCATCAAAGAACGTCCATGTTGTACCCGCTGAAATCACCATATTTGCGCGGTGGTAACGGGCATCCTTACGCAAACAAGCGCTTCCAGTGTAGGTATTTAATACTGCTGTATCGCCCACGCTTTCGGCTTCGGATAACTTATCGCGGAACTTAATTGTTACCGTTACACTTGAGGCATCAGTAATTGGCTGGATTTCCTGCACCAAGGCACGCCCTTGAGGGTTTAACTGCACTTCAGTGGTTTCAATCTCTGCCTGAAGCGTATCTCCACTAAAGCTGCCAATAGCTCCCGTTGCTGTTACTGCTGCAATAAGGGGCCTGCCCCCTTTGAACTCTGTCGCATCTAAACTAGTAGGAATACTATCTAAATCACCATAAATAGCATCTAAATCATCAATACTTAGGCTGCGACTGTATGATGTAAACAAGCGTTGCATAGACATGTTAACTAAAGACCAGCGCCGTTCCACCCAATGATAAATCAGCATTAAATCTGGGTTTCCATCAGGGCTGTCATTACTCACAAAACTTAAAACATACGATTTGCTTCGTGGGTCAATCGTAGATGTAAACTTTTCAGCACTTCCAAAATCTGCATTTGACGCAAACCAGCGATCTACTTTACCATGACCAATCGGCATACTTTGGTTGCTAAACTGAAAGAACCCATCTTCACCATAATAAAAAATCTCGCGGCCAGTTGCTGCAACTGTGCCAGAAATAAAACACCCTCTATTAGGTTCGATATCACTAATTGAGAATATATCTGACCCTCCAGTATATTCTAAACGTTTAATTGCCGTATATTGCAGAATAATAGCGTAATTGTCGTACCCAATAATTGCTCGAACTGGCCCGCCTGTTGCTAAATCCTGCAAATCAGCTTGCGTGGCTACACTTGGCGTCCATTCGGTTACGTTATCAAAACCACTCCATCTAATTCTAGCTGGCCTTTCATCATCAATCGCATCGAATGTATCACCAGTTACAACAAAATTATTAACTACCGCCAAAACACGGGCTTGTGGCGGCGAACCAGCTAGGTTTGCAAAATTAGTACTAGTGCCTAAATCAAATCGTTGCGTAAAATCAGAGTAATTAGATGCAATTACATTATCGCCGTACTGCGTAAACACCCAGCGTTCACCAGAATTAGTATTATAGTCACCACCGCTTGTTCTGGTTACATCTTGCCATGCATTACTAATTAGCTTGTATAGCTTCGTAGATGTAGCCACAAAAAAGTGTGGAGAACCAGAACGGTCTACACAAGCAAAACCACCTAAAATAACACCAAAAAGCGTTCCAGAGCTTGGTTGAAGCGCTCTAAATGGTATATATCCCTTGCCGTATGGCGCAACGTTCTTAACCACAATCGCACCAGCGTTGTTAAAGCTGGTTTGGTCAGGTAGCCATTCACCTAAAGGGATTACATCAGAAAGGCGCGGATAAGCCATTATACAGGCGCTCCCCTTGTCCAGCAAATACCTTGACCGCTGCTATTAGCTTGGCGGGATAATGCTTTTTTAAGGCTTTCATCAAGCATCTGGAACTTCTGCTCATACACTTGCAGTGCTTCATCCTGCAAATACTGGCGGGCCTGCAACAAACTACCGTAAAGGTAAATATCAGGGTAATTGGTTAGCAGCCAGTTTGCATCGCCATCGGCAGAAAGTCCGCTAAGGCTCGTGCTATAATACAACACCAAATCATACTCGGCATCTGGGGTGGGGAATAGCCGAACCGTCTGGCTGCCTGTTTCCCAAGCCCACATAATCGGCTTACCAACGATTGTACCCATACGGGTAAGCTCCTCAATACCTGCTTGGCGCATATCATCGCCATCATCGTGGCCAAGGTACTTAATGTGCCGTGGCGATAGACCAAGCCCTAAAGTTGGCTGATTTGCTGTTGTTGTAAGTAAAGACTTACTAGCAAGTACCGTTCCGCCGTACTCTCTCCGTGCATGAGCTTCAAACAAAGCCACAAAATCTGGTATCTGGTTTGTTAAATCATCGCGTGCCAGCCAATCGGAAATACTGCTCTTTAATCCTCCAAAGGTATCTAAAGCCATTGCTAGAGCCTTTCATCAACTGTTTTAAGGGCTGGGGTAGCATTTATCAAAGAACGCAGGAAACGCTTATGCTGTTCTCTTGTCATGCCCATACCCCAATTACTACGCTCTGCACTGAATATATCAAATCCGTACAGGCTCTTCCAAGATAAATAAATGGCTTTTGGAATATCTGCTACAACGCGAAAGTGGGTTTGATTATCCGTACCCTTAACGCTACCCATCGTGCGTAATTCAGCGTTTTGGCGCAACAGAGGGTCAATATCTTGCTCGGTCTTGACAAGCAATTTGCGGTCTTTACCATGCCCATCAAACGCAATCTTAGTTGTCGTTCCGTTTTCTACCTTGGCATCAATCAGTTTTGGCATGGTCTATCTCCTAAAAATAAGTGGGGGGAGGGGCACTCCCCCCGTTCCGTCACTAGGCGTTCAGGTCGGCAATAACGCCGTTGGCAGCTTCGTTACGGCTTTCCAAGGTTGCTTCAGCAATAACTTGGAACTTCTCGTTATCACCAGACTTGCCAAGCCCTTCGCTGAATGCAGGACGCAATTCAGCCAATGCCCAGAAGTCAGGGTTAATCAGAGCGATTTCGCGGTTACGCATCAGGTCGTTATCCACAACCATCAGGTCTGCGAAGTCGGTTTCCACAACCTTAACGCTGGCAGGCAGTTTGCCGTTTTGCAAGCTTTCCTGACGGGTTACGTTTGGAAGGCTCATGGTGCTAATGTTGCGGCGCTGTGCAGGGGCGCACATCAGCACGCTTGGCATTTCGCTGCTGTTTGCGCGGATGCTTTGCATAACTTGGTCAATCAAGTCTTTGCTGAAGTCACGCAAATCGCCATCGGTAGCGGCAGCCGAAGTGGTGCCGTTTGCACCGCTCGTACCACGGCTTACGTTGCTGGAGAACCAACCCATCAATGGGCGCAGTACACGGGCTGTCGATGCGTTACCAGTCACAGGAGCGTTGTTACTCACAGTAGCAAATTCCATATCGCGCATCACTTGCTTCATGGCTTTGATTTGCATGCGGGTATATTCATCTTCAGCACCTACGATGTCTACGGCAATAGAAGTGCCAGACACGGTGTATTGCTTCTTGAAGATTTGGGTTGCGTTGGTCAAGCGGGTTGGGGCGACATAGGGATTGCTGTCGGTGTCGTCACCTTCCACTTGTGCGTTAAATACCGCAGCACCAAGGCTATCCGTCACCCAGTCGTGGGTACGGCTAGTGGCTTTGGTTTTGCCAATCATGCTAATGAATGGTGCATCACGGCGGCTTACATCAAAAATGACGTCGGCAAGGTCTTCACGCAGGTGAGCCGTGCCAAAATCATAGGTATCAATGGTGTTGGTTGGAACAGGCATTGAAGTTATCCTTTATTTAGTTGGCGTCTTAGCTTCAACAACTGAATGGCATCGTTTTGACTGCCACTCTGATGAAGCCGTTGGCGCAACTCCATAATCTGGCGGTCACTTGCAGGCTGTTTAAGCGGTGCCTTGGATGGCATAGCGGCGGTGGTAACAGCTTTCTTGAGGCCAAGCGCGCCTTGGATGGCATAGCAGCAGTGGTAACAGCTTTCTTGAGGCCAAGCGCTTTGTTACGGTTCCACTCTCTATACTTGCGGGCTTCATCAGCAAGTAAAAGCTCTCTAGCTCCTAAGCCTGACAAATCGTCTGCGCTGTACCCATTGTCTTTCATCAAAAAGTCCATGACTTTCTGTGCATACTCTGGTTTAGCGAAGTCGGGTTGCAGCTTAACAAGCTCTTGAGCCTCTTGGGCTTCCCGCTGTGCGCGGTAGGCCGCTTCTTGCTCTTTGGCCTGCGCGGCTTGCTGCTCACGATACCCTTTTACCTGTGCATAACGCTGATGCGCTTGCTGGGCCTTTAGGTATCCCGCAGTATCGCCTGCATCCAGCAATGCTTGCATCTGTTGCGGATTAGGCAAACCAGACATAAGCAACTGCTCAACTTCCTGCAACTGACCAACCAACTGTTGGCGTTGCGTTTGCACCTCTTGCACTTGCGTTGTAACGGTTTTGTGGTTGTCCACAATCTCATTACGCAGGCGCGAAAGATGCTTCACCGATGCGAGGGCATCTTTTGCCTCTTGTAAACTTGCCTTTTGTGGCTTGCCGTCAACGACATAATCGATAACGGGTTCCTCTGGCGCTAAATCCTCCCCTAAATCATCGCTTGGTGTTTTCACGTTCGATGCTTCAGGTTCAACGGTTTCAGCAGCAGGCACAGGTTGGGCAGTCTGGGCCTTAGCAGCGGCTCGGCGTTGTTTTAACAACTCAACCGCTTGCGATTCACTTAAACCTTGGCTCGGGCCTTGTACGGCTTGGATATCCATAGGTTATCTCCTTTTGGTTTAAGAAACCTAGCGGGGCTGGTTAGCTTTCGCTTTGGCTTCCTCTTGCATTGACACGGTGGCTTCTTGCACCAATGCCAACTTTACCCGTTCCAATGCCTTCAGGGTGTACCAGTAGGCATCGCGGTTTGCGGGTTCAAGCTCGTTTTCCCATTGTGTGAATAGGCTCTGGCGGGCAACCCCATAAGCGCGTTCAAACGCAGGGTGGCGTAAAAGCTCATGAGCCTCACGGGAATTGATAAACTTATCACTCATTTTTAGCTGTTCCGCTGAATGATTTGTTGCAAGTATTGGGAAGCCAAACCAGAGCCGTTGGCATCAAGCACCGATTGTACAGCCCTCATGGTCAACTCATCACCTTGAACTTTAGCTGCGGCTTCTTTCATGGCTTCTAAATCGTTTTTATAAAGAAGGGCTTTAAGTTCATCCACATTTACACCAGAACGCTCTAAAACAGGCTCCTGTACAGGTTCATCAACAAATACCACCTCAACAGGTACATCTTGTGTTTCTTCTGCAACAATTTGTGGTTTTTTAGGTTTACGGCTCATATTTTTACCCCTTTAGATTGATAAAGTAAGTATATGCATATTTACTTTTCTTTGCAATGTATAATCAATGATGTATTTCTTAAGGCGCGTTGAGCCCGCAACCTTGGCAATAGGGGCACCGACAGATTGCAGTAGCGTTAAAAGCGTCATAGGCTGGCCTCATACAAAGCCTTGGTGGCTTCCTCATCCCAATCTGTACCATCTGCGTTTAGCACTTGGTAAACTGTGCCATTTTCAGATTTAATGTGTGCAATACTAAGATTTGGTTCCATGTTAGTTTCCCATTGCTATTGAACCGATTACAAAACGCGCTTGTGCGCCAACTCCATTTGTATATCCTACTCGAACATAACGCCAACTTGGTCTATAAATAATCTCCGCTGCAAATCCTCCACCTACCACTGCTGCGGTAGCAACAGATTTCATGCGTCTCCAAACAGAGTTATCTCTACTTGCTTCAATCCATAATGTACCCGTAACATCGCTTTCAGCCGAAACCCTAAACTCCTGAGCATAAGTGGCTGCGTTTGCCATGGCGGTAGCGGTAGCAGTTACAGTTAAATCGCGGCTTGTTCCCGTAAAGGTTGCAGCAGCCCCTAGGTTGGTTGAGCTATCATCAAACCAAATCCCAGCGGCAGCCATAAATCCAGCACGGACAGTTGCAGCGGCAAGCGTTGCGCTGCTAACAGCCACAGTTCCGCTTACTGGAACCGTACCAATCACGTTGACTGGTGCGCTGTTTTGGATGCTCTGCACCCGCGTTGAAACTAAGGAAACTTGTGTCGGCACATAATCCTCAACCCGCAGCATCCCCACAGTCCAAGTGGTCGTGCTGGCTGGGGCCACAGTCCCATTACGGGCGCGGATTTGCAGAA